CCAACAAGTGCTTTGTAATAGAAGTCATCAGTGACAGAAGTAGTGGCTGGATCGCCTGTCAATCGTTGGACGCTTACCACCCATGGCCCTGTACCTTGCAGCACATATTCGTATTCAAAATCCACAGGCCCCCTGCTTTTGCCACTGATTGTTTTATTTTCATTAACAAAAAGCCCGCCGCCTTCTGGACGAATTTTGACATTAAATTCTACGCTTGTACCTTTAACATCTCCCGTGTTTTTGTCAATAAAGAACAACGCTCCGACGCCCACTCGTAAGCGAAGACGGTTCCAATTGCTGGCAATAGTAGTGCGAGAAACAGTGCCTTGCGCCTGCGTAACACGCACGCTTATGCTTTGTTCTGCTTTAATATTGTCAAAACCTGGCATTGGATCTTGGTTTTGCGTGCCTACGCGATAATCAAGAACCACTGAATTTACTTGACTAATGACATTGCCACGAATTAACCCTGGAATACTGGCGTTGATGGAAGGCACCAGTCCGCCTTTACCATTGGCTGCCGACGAAGAGCCAGTGTAAAAATTAGTGACTGTGTAGTTGAAACTACCATCAATGTTTTTAATAGGAATGCCGTCTAGGTAGAGACGAGTAAGGGGATCAACGCCAGGCTCAAAGCCAAGAATTTCACCTTCTGACAGTACGGCAACAATATCAGCATCTGATCTACTGCGCAGAGATTCTGGATCTTCAACAGGCTTCCTGCCTTCGCCTTTTTTTGCACCTTCTATGGCAATCAATTCATTGAAGTCTTCTGACATCAGACTGGCACCTGTTGAGTGGTAATAGCAGAGGAAATAATCAATGGCGAGGCGGCGAGGAATTTGCCATATAGCAATGGCACTGGCTGCCCTTGTGTGGTTAGTTCAGTGGCACGGTCAAAGAGGAAACTATCTTTGCGCTCTGTTTCTTTTGGCTGCTGTACTGGCGGCGTAAGTAAGGATGCCACTCCTGTAAGTACCAAGCTAGTGCCGAGGCTAAATAAAATACCACTACCTATAGCAAATTTACCTGCAACAACACCAGCAAATGCGCCTCCAAAAGGAATGAAGGCCAGAGCTATTAGCGCTACCCCTAACAAAATACGCCCAATAGTGCCGCCTCCAGTGACGATGGGGGCAATAATTAATTGCTTACAGCCCATTGCCACTTCCTCATACGACATGCCTTCCGCATTGCCATCGACCAAACGAAAGCCAATACCATTTTCATGAGACTGGCGCAGGTAATCCTTAAAGCCTTCAATTTGATTGGATAGGGCTGAAATAATTTCCTTGGGAGACGATGCCACAAAAGAATAAGACCGCCCAAAGCGACGCCCCAATTCTCCCAGTAGTTTCACTTCAATTAGACCTTCCATCACATCAGCTCCCTGTGGCGCAAGGTTTGACTTGTGCATTTCTGCCAATACCCGCCATATACATTTTCCTCCGAGAGTCTTCCCATTAAATGATGATAGAACACATTCTGCTCTGGCCTCGCCAATACGCCTGCGTGATTAGGAAAAGGAGCCTGTAGCTGCATCAAAATAAAGTCGCCTGGCTTTTCTGGTTTGTCCACTGGCACGAAGCCTTGCTTCTCAAAGTTCTTTTCAAACATGCGCCACTCAGGACTTTCCCATTCGCCTTCTTCACCTCTAGGAAAGTCATCAAGCTCAATGGCAAAAGTCTGGTGAAAGTAATCTTTCAGGATGCCGTAGCAATCGTAAATGCCATACAACCATGGTCTGCCAACAAGCGGCGCGTTGCCAGTTGGATCGGCGTAGTGCCATCCATTGGACTGCGTGCAATACAGCAGCCACGGCACATTGCTTTGCTTGCAGCTAATAATGTCATGCTTGCTGAAACCACCGAAGCCCTCAGGGTGTGAATGTACCACCGCTTGAATGGTGCCTTTCTTTTCTGCCCTTGCATAGTCCTTTGCCCCTATGGCAAAATTAGACGATGGCGAAGAATGTAGGTTTTTGCATGGCATGTATTTGTTGTTGACAATAAGCCCACAAGCTTCCTCAGTAGGCTTTTCAAAAGCATGAGCGCGAATGATTGCTTCAAGAGGAGGAAAGGGTGTCATTGGCGAACTGTATTGGCTCCAGGAAATCCACCATAAGGCAGAGAAGAATAAGGGAAACGCAGCTTGCAGCTATTCACGCGCTTACCACAAACATCTAGAAGGCGCAGCGAGTCTGCAAGAGGAAGCGCTGCATTTGCGGCTGCTAAAGCATTTTGCGCTGCAACTAAGTTGTTGTTGGCAGTGGTTAAATTAGCCTCAGCAGTAGCTAATTCTGCAGTGGCAATACTACAGGTAGTGGCGTTCACCCCCCATCGCTCAATTTCATAAAAGGAAATCGAAATGCTACGACTGGACCCACCACTGCGAGCCCTCTTTTTACCTTGTCTAAAAGTAGCACTAAGCCCCACAAAAACATTACCCCAAATAGCAGTGCTTCCACTTACATAATTACTGTATAAGCCATACCTTGTCTCTAAAAGTACAAAAGTTTCGCACTGCTGGTTTTTTGTATTTACTGCGGCATTTTTAATATTTACAGCAACAATTTGTTCTTGCCGTCTTTGCTCAACAAGTCTGCCGGCATTTATCACGGCAATGGCAAAAGCAGAAAGTCCAGTGGTATCAATGTAACGATCATTGTTTCCATATAGCGCAGGCCCCGTAAAGCCACATTCACTTCCTCTGTATCGCCATTGGCAATAGTTTTGCGTGATAATCCTGCGTGGCAGCTTTAAGCCTTCAAGGTCAAGAACGCTGGCAAGCTGCCAGGAGATGACCATTGAAGTCTCTTGCGTTTTACGCTCAATGTAAAACACGTCAATGGGAAATTCCTGTAGCGGATCAGCATTAGGCTCGCCGTCTAAATATTTACCAAGCGTGCGGCGACGAGTGACTTTAGCTCCCACTAAATCATCAAGCTCATTGATAACTTGCGTGAACGTGCCAAGCACATTAGCCACTGTCAATGTGGGCTGTGCAATTTGTCCGGTGGTGCTTTTTTCGTAGCCTGCTGCAGCAATAGGAATGGGCTCGTAAATGTTTCCCTTCCATTGAATTTTTGTATCATCAGGCTTTAACTGATTTGTAAAATAAAATATATCCGCAGGGTCGTTCGTAATAGGAGAAAGATCCAGGTCAATTAGCTCTACGATGGCATCATGCCAGCCCTGCTGGAGATCAGCTTCTATTGTCATAAATCCTCCTCACGGTAAAGCTAAAAATATTACTGTTTGGACCCACTGTTCGCCATTGCCATTGATTTGGCTCTAGGCGATATTTATACATTGCATCATCCATAAAGAACTGACTATAGAAAAAGTCTCCATTAAGCGTTGTTAGTTGACTGTCAAGAGCAATGGCAGTGGAATCAGCAATAGGAACCGTCTCAATGGAATACTGCCGAATGTCATTGTTAATGCCATCAGGACGAGTTTGTTCATAGCCGTCACCAAACTGCACTTTTTCAATGCGCGAGCCACGTTGTACGGTTAGTCCGTATTCACAAGGTATGGCAAAAGTGGGTTGAGTCATAAGGAATTAGCGAGAAGCAAGAAGCCCGCCAGGACGAAGTTCACCAACAATCACTTGTTTTACTGCTCCTTCAAGTTTACGCCCTAATTCTGAAGAGTTAGAGCCCGTGGCATTGCTTTGCGCTTGGCCGTTGCTGACGTTGACGGTGATGTTGGTATTGACTTGATTACCGCCATCGCCCCCTGAGAGCTGCACAGGGACGCTCTTGCCGTCTGGGAGGGGAATCACTGCCTCGTTGTACCTGCCTTCGCCTACAAGGCCCAAGGTGGGGCCTGTGACGACGCCTCCGTTGGCGAATGCTTGGAAGCCTCCCGTCCACACTGCACCATTAGCCGCAGCTTCAAGAGGCAATGAATACTTGGTAATATCTGGATTGTCAAGCCCAAAAACAGCGGAACTGTTAGGGCCTAAATTCTGTCCACCACCACCAAGCCCGCCAGCAACCGCTCCTAATCCAGGAATCAGGCTCATGATCCCCTTGATGAGCGCCATCTTCAAATATTCAGCAATCATATTCGCCACCATATCGGCAAACGAATCTGCAACGCTTTGGAAGAAGCCTGCAAGAGCTTCTCGCGCAGACATGCTGCCAGTGATAACGCCTTTGAAAGCGTTTCCGAAAGCATCTCCAATGGCGTTAGCGGAAGTTTTGACCATTTCCTGAGTGGAAATTAGTTTGTTGAATTCGCTTTCAATGCTACGCAAAGTTTCTTGCAATGATCCTGCTTGAGGCGTGGCGGCCTGAAATGCTTCCAATGACAGAATTTGTTCTGGCGTGGCGCCCAGCTCTTTAGCTTGCAAAATCTGATCTTGGAATCCCCTGCGCTGCCCACCGATGGCGGCTTGCTGCGGGCTGACAACTCCTGCCAGGATTGCTGCGTCCTCAAGCAATCTATTCAACGACAATTGTTGCTTTACCTTTTCATTTAAAGCATTTTTTGCTTTTTTCTGCGCGTCGTTGTCTTTGACTTGCATGTCCAAATAGCTGCGCTTTAGCTCATTCGATAACTCTGCAACTTCGTTATCTGCATCT